TAATAATAGTGAGCGTTTTTTTGCGTGGAGGAAACGCTCATGGCACTGGAGAAAAGAGAGAAGATTGGTCTAGTAATTAGTTTAACAATCATTATTATTGTAGCAACCTTATTTCCTATGTTAGTTTTGGCTGCACCATCAGAGCATAACTACAAAATAAAACAGGGTGATTGGATGTATATGTTTCGCCATCGAGAAGGAATGTATGGTGGTGAGATAGGCAAGATGGTAATGGTAAAGGGACAACCGATTGAGATAGAATATCGTTATGCGGATTTAATCTCAACTCGCGAGAACCGAATAAAGTTTACTACACCACTATTTGAGTATAATGATTTGTTAGTAGAAGGAAGAATAGAATATAGAACCTTCGATAAGAAAGAAGATCATTGGAGATACAGATTCATTTTAGAATATACACCTCATCTCTATGGACCATTCTATCTTTTTGCCAAACTGCAACCACGCTGGGCATTTAAAGATGATGGCACTGTTTTTGATGCACGTGACCAATTAGGTATTACGTACAAACATAAAAATTGGAAAGTTACACCTTTCATTGAACGAAAAGGCATGGAAGGGTACGATAAAAAAATGACAGTATTAGGTACACATTTCGAAGTCAAATTCTAAATTGTGTATAAATATTGTTGTGATACCGGGTACACCGGGTCACACATCTCTACGCAGAATAATCTGGTAGAGTAAAACAACAACCTTGCTTTAAATAGGAGGCCGTTATGGTTAGCAAAGCATTTTCTTTTCCACGTTCACATTTCATTGGATTCGACCACATTTGGAATGATATCGCTCGTTTGTCCGAGATGTCTGACAACAAGCTTTATCCTCCACATAATGTAGTCAAGCAAGATGAAACGCATTTTTCAGTCGAATTGGCATTAGCAGGATACAGTAAAGACGATCTCACAGTAGAAGTCAAAGACGGTATTTTGGTGGTGACTGGCGGTAAAACTGAGGGAGAACAGGAACGTGAGTATCTCCACCGTGGTATTTCTGCAAAGAAATTCACGCGTACTTTTAGACTGTCCGAACATGTTGTTGTAGATGGAGCTGATTTCAAAGATGGTCTACTCGTTATCGACCTAAGAGTAGAAATTCCTGAAGAGAAGCGTCCTCGCCAAATTAATATTGGCAAATCTAAAGGCAAAAAACAACTATTAACTGAGGACTAAAATGAAACATACTGAGGTATTCCGAAAGCGCAACACTTTCGGACTCGCTATAGTAGGCGTGTTAGTTATGTTTGCATACACACATTCAATTCTATTGTTAGTGTGATTATTAAGGGCGTCAAGGCGCCCTTTTCTAGGAGATACAAATGGATATTTTAGGAATCGGAGCAGTCATGATGATTGCTCCTATCGCTATTGGTATCACTCTTATTGTTTCATATGAAGCAACAAAGAATATAGGTCTTATACTGACTCCAACCGAGACATCAGACGCTCAGCACGATTAGTCACTTGGCGATACCATAGTGAATCACGACCTTCGACTGCAGCTTCTTCCCAATTATGGTCATGAATAGCTGCGTTGAAGTTTTTAAATTTTGAAAGGCGAGTACGACCCATGTTAAACATCATGTTAACCAAGATTTGCTGGACTTCGTCTGGTAGGTCGTTAAAGTTCCCTCTGCCGTATAGAGCGTCACACTCTCCGATGGCAAGATCAAGGTCTGCTTCGAAACACTCCTTAACTCTTTGCTCCGTAATTGGAGTTCCAACTGGTTGTCCGTTCTCCGGGTCACTTTCGAGGACAAGGTGACCAACTCCAAACGTGGGGTAACCGAGGTGATCGTTGTAGATGACATATTCGACTCCTTCGTCGACCTTAAGTTGTTCGTATACAGCTTCACGATTCATTTACTTTTCCTATATTTTATGGTAGAATGGTTTACATGATGACAGAATTTTACACTAACGTTTCGCAGTACGGTAATCATCTGTATGTTCGTGGTTTCAATGAGGATGGCTCGCGAATGCAGCGTCGGTTCGTATATGAACCCTACCTCTTTGTTCCATCAACTACAGTAACTGGTTACACAGACATTCACGGCAATCATGTGCAGAAGAAACAATTGGATAATATCCGACACGCACGTGATTTTATTAAGAAGTACGAAGAGGTCGAAGGATTCAATGTCTACGGCCTCGATCGTTATCCTTATGTATTTATATACGACCACTTTCGAAACCAAGAAGTTGACACGAGCAAGATCAATATAGTCAACATCGATATCGAGGTGGCGTCAGACGATGGTTTCCCCGAACCTGAAGACGCTGACAAAGAAATTACAGCGATTGCCATTCGGCGACGTAATATGACAGTTGTGCTCGGTTGTGGTGACTTCAAGTCAAACGACGAGAATGTGTATTACATCAAGTGCAAGCACGAATATCACTTGCTACATAAGTTTCTCGATGTGTGGCAAAATATGGATGCCGATGTGATCACAGGTTGGAATACAGAGTTCTTCGATATTCCATATCTCGTCAATCGTATCACTAAAATCCATAGCGAAGAGATGGCCAATCGGTTATCGCCATGGGGTATCATTAAAGAAAAGCGAGTGTTTAGACAAGGCAGCGACAAGCAATCACAGACATTCCAAATTTTCGGTGTGTCAAGCCTCGACTATCTCGCCATCTACAAAAAGTTTCGACTACAACCTCGCGAATCATATCGTCTCGACTTCATTGCAGAGACAGAACTCGGTACTAAGAAGATAGACTACAGCGAGTATGGTAATTTGCACGAGCTGTACAAGAATAACTATCAAAAGTTTATCGAATACAACATTCGTGACACAGACCTCATCTTCGACTTAGAAGAAAAACTCGGCTTCATCGAACAGATCTATGCGATTGCATATGATGCAAAGGTCAACTACAATGACACTCTCGCTACTGTTGGTATCTGGGACGTGATCATCCACAATTATTTGATGGATCAGAATAAGGTCGTATCGATGAAACGACCGCCTAAATCTGATCGTATGATCGAAGGTGGTTATGTCAAAGAACCTATCGTTGGCATGCACAAGTGGGTAATGTCATTCGACCTCAACTCTCTGTATCCACATCTTATTCAACAATACAACATCTCGCCTGATACTGTAATCAACAAAACAGATGACTTGTTTCAAATCACCGCGAAAGCAAATGTCGATACAGTACTCAACGAAGAACTCGACTTGACATCGCTCAAAGAATATCATGTAACTATGACACCGAATGGCAAGATATATCGTAAGGATTATCAAGGTTTCTTGCCTGCACTCATGTCTAAAATGTATGACGATCGTGTGTTATACAAGAAGAAGATGTTCGAAGCTAAATTGGCAAATCAAAAGAATCCATCACGTGAACTCGAGATTGACATCAGTCGATACCATAATCTACAACATGCCAAAAAGATTCAGCTGAACGCAGCTTATGGCGCACTTGCCAACAAATACTTCCGATGGTTTGATAACGAGAATGCCGAAGCCATCACCATGGCTGGTCAGTTGTCGATTCGATGGATCGAGAAGAAACTCAATGCATGGTTGAACAAGATACTCGAGACCAAAGGTCGTGACTATGTAGTCGCGATCGATACCGATTCAGTATATGTGTCATTCGATAAGATGATTGAGCTAACACAACCAAAAGATCCTGTTGATTTCCTTGACAAGATTGCAAAGCAACAAGTCGAAATATTTATCGACAGATCATATCAAGAACTTGCCGATTACACAAATGCATACGCGCAGAAGATGATCATGAAACGTGAGAACATCGCTGACAAGGCCATATGGACTGCCAAGAAGCGATACATCATGAATGTGTATGACTCCGAAGGTGTACGCTACGACGAGCCTGATCTCAAGATGATGGGCATCGAAGCTATTCGATCGTCAACTCCTGCGGTATGTCGTGAGTACATTAAGAAAACACTTGAATTGATCATGTCTACTGACGAGACTACTGTACAAAAATATATCGCAGACATTCGTCAAGAATTTAGGACATTGAAGTTCGAGCAAGTTGCTTTCCCGCGATCATGCAACTTTGTCAAGTGGGAAACTAATCACAAAACTGGTCAACGATATCCTGGTACATATGCTGACAAGGACACTATTTACAAAAAAGCTACACCGATTCAGGTCAAAGGTAGTTTATTGTACAACCACTATTTGCATAAATATAACCTAACTAAAAAATACGAGGAAGTCAAAAGCGGTGAGAAGATCAAGTTTAGTTACTTGATCAAACCGAATCCATTCAGAGATACAGTGATCTCATGTCCTGACGTTTTACCTCATGAGTTTGGTCTCGAACAATACATAGACTATGATACACAGTTCGTCAAAGGTTATCTC